AGGTGCTTTTTTTTGCTTTGGGCATCTAGCAATTTAAATTTTTATTTGATATAGTAGCATTTTATGCAATATGATAATTTGTATATATTCTTTTAGGTGATGTTTATGACGGTTTATCCATATATGACAATGACAAGCTCAACCAAAGAGATGCCATATTTATCGCAAGAACGGCCACAATATCAAGCTTATGGTATCAGTGGAACATCTATTCAAGGCGGCTACATCACAGGGAAAGAACAAAATCCAGCTCTATCAGGTCGTTCATGGACGCGAGAAGCTGAGGACATGTTGGCAACTGATCCAATTATCAGACGATCATGGAGCCTGGTTAAGCAAACTTTATTATCAGCAAAATGGGAATTTAAGGCCGGTCGAGATGGTGATCAAACAAGCGAAGAACTAGCACGATTTGCCAACGAGGCTTTTGGCTTTAAGAGTTATCCAGGCATGATGGAGATCAGCTTTGAGGATCAGCTTAATTATTTGCTAGAATTCATTCCACATGGTTGGAGATATGCAGAAGAGATTTACTGTGTTGCTAAAGACTCCATCGGAAAAGAGAAGGTATTTTTAAAGAGATATGCTGATCGTGAACCTTCATCTCATCAGCAATGGTTATCAGTGGATAAACAAAATCTTGATGGTGTTATTCAAATCATGGTTGGCGGTGTTACTCCTGAACCTATTCCAGCATCAAAACTTTTACTATTGACTCTCAATCGTACAGGGTCAAACTTCGAAGGCATTGGCTTGTTGCGTCCTTGTTGGTGGTGGTGGAAAGAAAAGCAAAGAGCGGCAACACTGATGGCAATTGGTCTTGAAAAGTGGGCTGTGCCTACTCCAATCGTCAAAGTCAATCGTCAAGCCGTTGATCAGATGGGAATTTCAAGTGGTGATGTTGAGGCAATGATCAATGAAGCACAACAACAAGCTCAAGCTTATGTAGTGCAAGAGCAAAGCTATCTAGTAGAAAATAATATTGTGTCTTTTGATACCTATGGAGGATCATCTGGCTTTGATGCTAATGGTGCTTTACAAGTTATTCAAGAATGTGACAATCAAATCTCACAAGCCTTTATGGCTCAATTTATGAATTTGGGAATCTCTGACACTGGATCAAGATCAGTTGGAGAGGTGCATCTATCGGTATTTAGAAGAGCATGTATCAATTTTCTTGACTTGGTGGCTAGTGCAATCAGTGGGCAAGATAGACGAGGGGGCGGAACTATTGGCCGTCTCATTCGGTGGAATTATGGCAACATTGAAGCAACTAAATTGCCTCGCTTGGTGCATAGTGGTTTAGATACCGATGCACTAGCAGAAGCACTTGCAAGCTTGCCATCATTGGTACAAGCTCAATTATTGACGCCTGATGATGATCTTGAGAGAGCAATCAGACAAAAGATCGGTGCTGGTCAATTGCCAATTGAGGCAACAAGGACGGCACAAGATCGTGCTGTTGCACAAAATCCAGCTTTAGCTATGGCTGAAAGACTGAGAGCAATCAGATGAACGAGAAACAAATATCACTTGCTAAACAAAGATTGATGAATAGAAGATTTAATGCTTATCTCAATGCACCTAAGAAATATGATGGAATAGATTTTACTCCACCTCAAGGGGCAAGAGATGCAGCAATCAGAGCATTAAAGAAACGAGCTGAACAGCCACCTTCAAAAAGAGGGATGACAGCCGTTGGGATTGCTAGAGCAAGAGATTTATCTAACGGCGTTACCTTATCACCTGATACCATTAAGCGAATGGTTGCCTATTTCACAAGGCACGAAGTCGACAAGCAAGGCTCAACATGGGCTGAATATGGTAAAGGTAGACAAGCTTGGGATGGTTGGGGCGGTGATGCTGGTTATACTTGGGCAAAGAAAATTTTAGCACAAATGGAGAGAGCTGATGAGAAAGAAAAGGCATTGTCAGAATCTTCCTTGCCGTCCTCCAATCGTACTGACATTAAGGTATTTAGAGAAAGAATCAGGTTGGGAGAAATTGCTTTATATCCAGGATCAGACATTAAGGTGCTTTCTGTTGGTAAAGTCAACAGTCGCATCAATGGGAAGACGATTCAAGATGTCACGCCTGAGATCCTTGCTGAGATCGTAAGAGTATTCAAGGCAAGGCTCAATGAAGATCCTGTTATCATCGATTGGAATCATCAATCATCTCCCTTTATGGATAACGGGCCAACTGATCCAGCTCAATCTATGGCATACGGTGAAATCTCTGATGTATATGTAAAAGATGATGCACTTTATGTAAAACCTCTATATACTCAAGCAGGCCTCGATCTAGTGAAAGCTAGTGAAGGCGTTTTATATCCATCACCTGAATTTTTAGTAGGTGATATTTATGCAAGGGAAGATGATCCAAAGCCAATCGGATTTGCTCAACTTCAAGCTGTCACCTTGACGGCTAGACCAGCTCAATCTAAAAATAAAATCAGTCGTGTTTTACTCATGGAGAACATAATGAATCCAGAAGAATTAAAGGCTATGACAGCTGATCAACTCGTGGCTTTAGTGCTAGAAAAAGATCAACTAGTCAAGCAACTAGAAGCTCAGTTGGAAGGCGTCAAGTCAGAAAATGATGAGCTTACTAAAGACGAATCAGAAGGCGAGATCGAGATTTCACTTGAAGGCGAATATGCCAAAAAAGATGAAAAAAAGATGATGGCTGAAGAAGATAAAAAGATGATGGAAGATGAAAAGAAAATGTCTGAAGCCACCGCTTTATCTGAAAAGGCACAAGCCAAACTGATGAATGAGCTACATGCACAAGTCACTTCTTTGTCTGAACAAGTCAAGACCTTACAAGCTGAAAAGCATCAAGCTGAAAGAAAGCTTGTTGTTGACGGCTTGCTTAACACTGGCAAGATTGCACCTAGTGAAATTTCCGCCGTTGAATCAGCCTATGATATCAAGGATAAATTCCCAGCTATTTGGCAATCATTCAGTGAAAGAAAAGCAAATCAAGCGATCAACCTTTCTGAAAAGGGGCATGCTAGCACCGCTCAAGAGATCAGCTTTATCGATCAAGTGAATGAAATCAAAAAGACAAAAGGCATCACATTTTCAGAAGCCTTAAATGTCATGAAGAACGAACAACCTGATGCTTACATCAAACATTTCAAAGGATAATAATCATGAGCTTAAATAATCATGCTATCTATAAGACCTTTATCGCATCTGCATCTATCACCGCTTTGACCTTGGTTAAGCTCGATAGCGATGCAAAAGTAACTCCTTGCACCGCGTCAACTGATGTCCCTGTTGGTATTGCTCAACTTGCTGGTGCAAGTGGTGATGCTATCAATGTATGCATCAGCGGCGTTTCTCGTGTTGTTGCTGGTGGTACAATCACAGCAGGCACTCACTTTTTTGTTCAACCTGGTACCGCTGGCAAAGTGTATGCTTATGATGGTACAGGTGCAAATACTCAAATCATCGCTGGTCGTTTCTTGCCAAATGTTGCAAATACCGCAGCAAGTGCAAATGAAGAAATCGAAATCTTTTTCAATGTCTCTTTAGGAGTCTAATCAAATGGCAAATTCTAGTTATAGCAATATTCATCCAGTCAATGAAATCCTTCGCAACCTTGTCATTGAAGCAATTCCTAGCGATGGACAACTGATCGCCGATCAAGTTATTGAAAATGTTGATGTCAAAGCAATTGGTCCAACAGGTACTCTCTTGATCGAAGAAACACGCAACTTCATGGGCTCTCCTGATGTTGATGCACAAAGAGCACCTGGTGCAGATCGTCAACGCATTGGCAACTTTGACCGTTCAAGCACAACCTTCTCAGCAAAGATTTATTCTTTAAGTGATGAAATTGCTCTTGAAGATATCAAGTATTCACAATATCCAGGCAATGAAGAACAACGATCTTTCAGAAAAGTACAAAGATCAATGTTGCTCAATCGTGAAACTCGTTTGGCCAATCTCTTGTTTGGTGCTGGCAATTGGGGCTCTTACACCTCCGATCTCGCATCTTTGGCAAGCGGCTCAAATGGTACACAATGGAATCAAGCTGGTGCTGAACCTTTAACTGATCTTCATGCTTTGATCGATGTTATTCGTGCAAATTCTCATGGTATCTTGCCTGATACTTTAGTACTTGGTTATGGTGCTCTTCGTGCATTATCTCGCAATGCTGAAGTAAGAGGCTTTTTCACCGCTGGTAGTACTCCATCAGGTACAGCATCAGGCAATCGCTTGATGAAAGATGACATGGTGATTTCCGTTCTCAAAGAAGTCTTAGGCATCCCAAATGTTCATGTTGGTCAAGCTCGTAAAGAAACAGCAAATGCTGGCTTAACTTCTTCTGAAGCTCAAGTATGGACTGATGACAGCGTGTTTATGGGCATCATGAAGGGATCAGATGCAATTGCAAATAAGAACGGCGTCAAGGTTATGCCAGTAGCCGCTCTCAAT